GCCATTGGATCTCGATTTGCTGAATTTCTGGTTCTCGTGCTCATCCTTGACTGCTACAGTATTTGCGACATTCCAAGTTAAACAAGGATTGGCGTCATGGCGCATTGTGCCTTCTATTAACTTGGTTTCAAAGATTTTAATCGCTGGCGTCATGGACTGATAGCCTTGACCGAACTCCACCATCTCAGGCAAATCCGCACCCAATCTTTCTACGTCCTTCATGAAGTCTTTCATCTTCCAACGGTCAAAAGCGATCTTCTGGACATCAAATTGGGCGCAAATACTCACCATATCGGTAGCTACAAAGCCGTATTCGATGGTTTTCCGGTCCGCAATTGCCTTAACGTAGCCATTATCGCGCCAAGAGACATAGGGAACTTTGTCATTGTCGGTCTTGAGTTGGATGCCCACGCCAGGAATCCAGAAGTAAACTTTGAGTCGCCAGTAGGGATCGTAAATTGGGACTTCGGAATATTCCCATACGCCAGTACTGTTTTTCTGTAGGTGGATCATCCCAGGTTCGAACATTAAAGCGAATGCGGTCAAATCGCGAGTTGCAGAAAGGTCTAATCCGCCCCAACACTTGCGATTTCTGAGGTTATCAACTGGAAATCCCTTGTCCGCACACGCTAACCAGATGTCTCTTTCGATCCAAGGGTTAGAGGCTTCAGTCCAGATGCAGAAACAGAGACGCTTAACGGTTGCCATCTTGGAAGGGAGGCCGCGAGCTTCCTTGACTTGGCCTCGGATGTATTCGTAGCCTGGGATGCCGTAATCGAGAGAAGGATTGACTTTCGGCCAGATTTTCTCATTGTCCAAGAAGGAATCGGAGGGTTCCTTGGTAATGGGGTCGAGCAGATCTTCCTCGTCAAAAGCGCATATATAGGAGAAAAATTCGTCATTTTCGAGTGTTTCCTGGGCTATTTGAATACCCATGTCGTGATATTCGCCGCAAACACTAGTCATGTCCGATCCACTGTTCGTGATCATGAAACTCAATGGGCTGCGACGGAACTTGAAGCCAGCCCTGAGCATTTCTATAACAGTGTTGTCAGAGTGTTCATGAACTTCATCTAGTAGCGCCATGTGAGGTCGTGGGCCAGATTGTCCTTTTTTCTCGGAAGATATGACGCGGAAGAAGGAATTAGTGGCGGGATAGGCCAAATTCCACCTGTTTTCGCCTGTTCCAGAGGTTACAAGGCGTTTCTGGAGTTCGGGAGACTGGTCGTAGAAGGCGCAAGCGTCACGGAATAAAACCATTGCCTGTGCACGAAAGGTTGCTGCGGCATAGATCTCGGCGCGTGGTTCTCCGTCCGCTACTAAGCCTTTTATGCCAGTAGCAGCAGCAAGCGGACTCTTGCCTGATCCCTTGGCGGTTTCTATATACGCCACCCTAAACCTTCTAACTGGCGGTACTTCCTCTCCATTTTCATCAATCCACACCCAAGGATTCTTGTTATCGTCGGGAATGGGTCGAGGGATGTGCTTGTGGTTTTCTAACTTGCGCTTCCAGCCGAATATCGAGCCTACGATGAAGGTTTCCCAAGGGAAGAGGATAAAGGGCTTGCCTTCAAATTGTCCACCGTTGAGACATAAGCATTCCTCGATGAAACTTATGGCTTCTTGGGCCTCGTAGGGGTCGTAGTAGTAAGGATAAGAAGGGGAAGTGGAGGTGGATTTGGATAAGTCGTTAAGGTGACGCTGGCAGGCAGAGCGTACATGGGGGCCGGATATGAGCTTGCCGGACAGGACTAACTTGGCGTACTTGGTCGCTCGGTCTGTTGAGAGGTCGGGGATAAATTGAAGAGTAGAGTGCTTTTTAGCCATTGTTAATATTCAATGCCCATGTCTTTGGTAGCGCCCCTGATAATTTTTCTTGCTCGTTCCTCTGTGAGCTTTTCAAGGACTTTTTCCGCCGACTCCCATCCAATTTCTGAGTCTGGAAAATTGATCGCCATCGAGCAAACGCCAAGATCTTTTGGTCGATAGAAAAATCGGATTTCTGGATCGCCGTCCTTGCCTCTTTGAACTATGACGACTATTTGTTTCTCTCCGCTTCCAAACAACTTAGCAAACTCTTCCATTTTATCGTCCTTTCTTTACCCTACAGGATGATGCCCAGGCGGAATCGGCGGTTGAGAAGGGCCAAGGACTTCCTCTTTTGTATTTGCTTTCAACACTTTTTCCACAGCCTCCCCAATTGGCCCGTAAATAGAGTCACAATTGGAGCATGTGAAGATCTGCATGGGGAGAAGTTGCTCCTGGCCGGTAGGGGACATCACGGCTGAGATGCGGTAGAAAAGGACTGCTGGCCGGAATACGACGCACCCGCAACTACATGATTCGGGAAGTTGTTCTGCTGCGTTTACGTTGATTTGATTGGTTGGAAGAGGGGGACGAGGAGCTTGCTTGTCGAACATTTTAAGGTTGTCTTTCATGGTTTACTTTTCCTTTCTTGGGTTATTTCTTTTTCTTATCAATTTGATTGTTCATCCACTGTTCCATTTTGACGTTGAGCAGCTTTACAAAATTCTCAGGCAACTTCTGGACTTGTTCGTTATTGGCTATCTTAGGGATAAGGTAAATAGCGGCAACTTCTTTCGTGGAAGGAATGAAAATGCTCAACAACAATACAGCAACCGTTGTTATTGTGATTTTCTTCATTACCCCTACGGGATATTGCTCTAGTTCATCGTCCAAGGAATACACAAAAGCGCCTATTATCATCGCTACACTTGCAATGGCGAGCGCGATCCATATTATTGCTAATGCAACATTGAGACTGTCTAACCGCGTAATCCAGTAAATTTGCCAACTTGTAATCATGCCCTTCTCCTTTTAGTAGTTAGCCCCTCCGAGCGTTTTAGTCACAAGGAGGGGCGCGTGATTTAAAACTCCGCTTCCGTGAAATCAATGTAGTATTCTCTTCCTGGCGTAAACATACTGGAAGCTACGGTTGTGAGGCTGATTTCTCCTGATGGAGTAGCAGCGAAGAACTTTTTGTTTTCCTCGCCACCGTTAAATACAGCCGTGAACTTGTAATCATAAAAGAACGGCTTGGCATCGTCCCTGTTGGCTGTCCATCCTTCAAACTTCCTCTCGCTGATGCATTTAAACTTTGCTCTTACTTTTTCCATTTTCCTTTCTCCTTTTCTTCTGGTTTAGTTGGTATTAAGTATATCGAATCCTTCCCACATAGATAACGCGGACGCGGGATAACCGGCAGGGTGACGGAGTACGTTTCCTGGGAGTCGTAGCAGTCGGCACAGATCCACTTAGCCATTATAGTATTCCGTCCTTGGTTGCCTTGTCCCATGCCTCAGTCGGATTATTTATGTAGTCCTTGAATGCACAATACAAGTCCGCTAGTTGTTGCAAGTAGGTTCTGTCGGTAACATTAAGGCGAGATGAATGCTGCGCTAAGAGGAGGTCGAATCGCATTTGGAATAGGATTAGGTGTTCTTGTTTAATCATCTCTCGACTCCTCTATACGCATCCCAATGCTCTTTTGGTATTACAACGAACCCCCGCTTGAATAACCACTTGGCGTACTGGAGGATCTTATTGGGATTGGCTCGTTGCCGTGCATAAAATTGTCGCTTGGTTGTCTTACCTTTTCTGGAATCCATCGCAATCTCCGTCATAATTAATCATCTTGCAAGGCCGCATCTCCCGTTCCCCTGTAACATAGTTTAATTTAATGCTCCAGTCGCACAGAGAGTCAGGGTCGTTTTCACATCCGCTAGGGGGCTTGATTTGATGGATGCAATCTCTACAAAAATTGTAGTTTGCCATAACTAGTCCTTTCCTATTGAATTATCAAATGCGCCTGATGGATAGCGTCGTCAATCTTTATCGTTGGATAGCACGACACAACTCGATCTACCCGCTTAACTTCCCATCTGGAAGGGAATTTGGACAAGTACCACGAGGGAAATAGTTTTTGGCGTAATTCCTGCCACCAGGAAGCGTACCACTTGAACTCAATATCCCGCTCGTGGTGAACAAGGAATTTGTTCGTGACTCGCATCACTATTTCATCAACAAGCTGGTGGCAACTATGTTCCAGGGTAAGACCGTTGTCAGCTAAACCTGTTTCGAAAAATGCCTCTGAAACATAATAAAATGCAGCAAATTTCTCTCGCTTTAGGTTAATCTTGTCCATGCCCAGTCCTTTCTTAAACGATTTCGAAATAAAGACGATCATCCGTCTTAACAGTTATTTTAGCTCTGTAAACATCTTCCCCTAAATGAAGGTTGACGATTGCCCCAACATTAACCAACTCAAGTTCTTCTTTTCTTCTAGGAGTAAGCGAGCCAGTCCAACCGTACTTATTTTCTTTGCTGCCCTCAATGCGAAAACTGACATTATCGTTAAGTTTTATTGTACTTATCATAGCTATCCTTCCTTCAAATAACTTCAAAATACAGACATTCGCTGTCTTTTTTGGTTATCTTGATCTTGTAAGCTTTATTGTCTGATTGTACATTTAAGATGTCCCCAACGTTGATTGACGCAAGCTCATCCTTAGCTAACTGATCTTGCGGTTCTAGTCCTCCAGTCCAAGTCTTGAAAACCTCTTCTGAATGATCGAACTTTACTTCAAAAGAAATCTCCTTTCTTTCGCCAAGGGCTTCCTTTAAGAAAGCATCTGTGCATTCTTTCTTCGTGCAACAATTTGCAGACATGAAGAAGAATCCACCGTCCTCTATGCTGTCGCCGCAATACTTACAGGTTACATTAATCGCTGTCATTCAGACTTGCCCTTTCTTATAGATTAAAATTCCTTACCGCCTGTTCTCCGCTCTCCTTTAGCCAATGTATCCAGCTATAGCAAGTCTCGTCTTCCTGCTTGCGATAAGCGAACAACAGGGCGTCAATTTCTATTTCGTTGTCGGTGAAGTAATTGATAACGTCTTGTTTGCAGTCGTCCGTATTTACCCATTTGCGAAGAGGATCGAAATGCCCAAACTTATTCCTTTGGCAATGATGCCTCCACTCGTGGGCAATAGCATTAAGGGTGAAAGTGTTGTCGTCGTAAGGAACCACGCAGATGAGTCCTCGGTCTAACGGATAGTATCTGTTGCCTACAAGCGTCTCGCCCTTTCTTGGAAAAGAGCAGAACCCGCCAACGCCAGATAAGTTTTCTATT